TTGCCTGATAATTGAATTCCTTTGATGTTGCTCTGAGATCTTTAGCAAAATTAATCTGTCCGTTTGCTACTGCTTCAAAATCAATCTCACTGTTTTTCATAACTGCTGCAAGTGTTCCAAAGGCTATAACGAAGGCAGTTATATATGGATTTGCCATGGCGAATGACTTGCCAAGAGAAAAAATGTTTTTTCCAACGCTTAGTAAGGACGATCCAAGATTTGCAAATGTTCCAGTAGCAACTCCTGCTGTTCCAGCAGTTCCGCCTATTGCTGCCCCAAGTCCAGTCACAGACGCAGTAAACCCCCCAATCTTTCCCAACCACTTTGAGAAATTATTGAGTTTGGTTACTATACTACCAAGTTTTATTCCTGCTATTGCCTTTAGTCCCTTGTAAATCCCAACTGCTTCAAAGGCGAGTGAGGCTTTATAAAGACTACTTATCGCAAACGTAAGAAGACCTATGCTCCCGATTAGAGCGGCATTTGATGAAATAAGTGTGCCTATTTTTGCGACAATATCAACGACCCCAAGAGATAATTTAAAGACCCACTTTACTGCATCAACGAGAGACTCCTTATTGTCTCTGAGACTTACGGTTAGATCATTGATTAATTCAGCTACATCTGGTTCGATAGCTCTTCCTATTGAGAGACCAAATTCCTGCCACATGGACTTCAGAAGACGAAGAGATCCACCCATCCCCTTTTCCATGTCATGAGCAACCTTCTCTGCAAGTCCTCCAGCGTCATCTATTTTGTCTATCATTTTCTGTATCTCTTCATTTGACTGTCCGAGAAGAGACACAATTCCAGGACCAGCTATCTTTCCAAAAAGATTGAGAGCCTGTCCGGTGGTAATGCTTTTTGATCTGAGAAGTTCGAGTATTTCGGAAAATGATCGAAGTGATCCGTCCGGTTTCACTAATTGGTCTGTGGTAATCCCAAGGTCGGTCAAAGTGTCTTTGACGATCCTGGTGGGGGATAAAAGCCTACCTATTGAAGTTCGAAGGGTCGTACCTGCCTTACTTGCACGATAGCCAGCATTAGCCAAAGAAGCGAGTACTCCAACAGTCTCATTAAAGTCCTGTCCTGCACTTTTTGCAATTGGGCCAACGTATTGAAGGGCAATGCCAACTTGTTTGAGTGTTGTATTGCTATTGGTAAAAGCAGCAGTCATCGAATCTGCAATGTCAGGGAGATCGGATACTTGTTTCCCGTATCCAACCATGATGTTCGTGAGAATGTCTGCGGTTTCACCCATCGCCATTTGAGAGGCCGCTGCCACATTCATGACTGTCGGAAGAGCAGCAATTGATTGGAAAACATCAAGCCCGGTCATGGCCAAAGCTGATAAGGCATTAGCGGCATCGGCTGCTGTATACCTTGTCGTCTCTCCCATTTCCCTTGCAGCATTTTCAAGCATCAAAATTTGATTCGATGATGCCTGTGATACGGCCCCAGCTCTCCTTATCGCATCATCAAATGCAGCAAGCTGCCCTATGATATTCTTAATTGCAAATAGGGAGGTAAATAGTGCTGTAAAGCCAACAAGAGATGACATCGATGTGCTTACGGCAGAGAGACCCCTTGAGACTCCATAAAGCTTCTGGTTCATTTGAGATAGTCCAGAAGTAGCTGAACCTATCGCAAAACCCCACTTTGAAATGGTTTTTTGAGCAGTCGATGTGTTTTGATTTAAAACAGATGTGTTTTTTTGTGTACTGCGAAAAGCTGAGTTTAAACCTGCAAAGTTTAAACCAGATGTCGTTTTGTTGAGATTTTTATATGCAAGATCAAGAGCGACAACCTTCTTGATATGACTGAGAATATCAGAATTGGCTTTATCGAAGTTTGGAAATTTTAGCGCTTCAATCTTGGAAAGGTTTTTTGCAACAGAGGAAAGAGATCCCGATTGAACTTTGGACAGCCTTTCAATGTCTTTTGTAATCCTTGAAAGTCCAACCGGGGCCTTTACTTTTCCGATCTCATTGTTGAGAACTCTGATACCACCAGCAGCTTTTACAGCGCTGACCTGGATCTTAGCGAGGGAAGCGACTATTCCAGAAGCTTGAGTTGATAACTTGCCGATCACATTGATCGCAATGTCAATGTTCTTTACGATTCTATCAGCCATTATTTAAGTCTCCTGCCAGCAGCGGCCAGTCGCATCCATTCGTTGGCGACCTGTTCTTTTGACTTTTGCTGTTGTGGCCTGTTCTTTTTCTGGAGGTTGTTCCCCAGGTCCTTCATTACTTTCTGCATCCCATCCTGAGATAGGTGAGAGGACATCCAGGCCAGAGAGAATTTATCAACCCGGTCTCGTTCTTTTTTTCTGTAACAGCTTCTTAAAAAAACTCCTACTTCTGATAAGGAATAATTTTTGATGTCTTTCCATGCGTGTCCATTGGCTACGAGATCTTGAATGATGTCGCCAAGTCTTATTCCGTCTGGACTTCCTTCTCTTCCGTTGTCGGCTCCTGACTGAGTTTTGCAATCATTGCCGCCAACTTCTCGAAGTTTTTTTCCAGCACCTCTTTGCTTTCGATGTTCGCCTCAAGAGCACAATTGAACAGATCGACGAGGGCAGCGAGGGGCATCTTATTGATTGACGCCTGCCCAATGCCGGTAATGTCCGACATAAGACCAGGAACCTTGTCGACAATGACTGATACAGTCGTGGCCACATTGTCGGAATCCATAAGGTTCTTCATGGATATTCCCTCTTTTTTCAGCTCGGGCATAATGACCTTGATCTGCCTCACAACACCGGTAATCTGCTCCACGGTAAGGGGCATGATGTTGATGCTCTGCGCGCCAGCCTTGAAGATTTTTCCAGGAAAAAGGGCTTCCCAATCTGCATCAATCTCTACGAACTTTCTTGACATGTTTTCCTCCGGATATAAAAAGTTTTTAACTCCGGTCTACGGAATTGCAGACCGGAGCATGTGGAGTCCACCCAAAAGAGACTTTGGGTTTGGAGCTTACGCCATGATAATGTTGAAGTACTGAGAGTCGACCAGAGGGTCTTTCGTCTCGTCTTTCAGAATCTCACCGGCAAATGCCAGTGTGGACCACTCTTCTCCGATCATGGCTGTATCGCCGGAGGGAGTAAGGGAGACTCGCCAGATCTCCAGTTCCATCTGCGTTCCAATGGGATTGTCGCTCACGAAGCGCATCATGCCCTCGGTCGAAGTCTGGTTGATGGCCATGAGCTTGGTGTATGTGTAATCGTCGTAGTCGTAGGTGAAGATCAGGTCGTCTCCATCCGTAATGGTGGACCCCTCCAGAATCTCGACGCGACCGATAATATCGTCCTTAAGGGATGTTGAAACCTGGTAGTCGACACCTTCGGTCAGAGCGACTGCTGCTTTCTTTACCACGATCTTGCCTGCCGTAAAGACCGCAGTTCCGAGAGTTGTTCCGCCTTCTGTCGCAGTCCCTCCTGCCACCGTCAGGGGCTCACCATCAACGAAAGTTCCGGTGACGCCAGACAGGAGATATACATTGGATGCTGCATCGAAAGAAGCGATGGTTCCAGCAGCACTGGAGGTATCTCCAGTAATGACGAGTCCTACCGTTCCGGGTGTTGTGGGAGCGCCGGTAAGGGCCAGAGCATACAGACCGATCTTCCTGTTGTCGAGGACAACCTTGGTCCCCTTGTATGCTTTGTGAGTCTCCGCAGATACACTTCCTTTTGCCTGAACAATTGTTTTAATATCGGCCATGGTCAGCAGAGCCACATTGGCTGCCGAAATTTCGTCCAGCGTGAACGAGATTGAAGGAGAAATCTGCGACACGACTTCCTTGTCCTTCGCTTTGAGTCCACCTCTGGAGCTGTAATGATCCAGTTTTTCCAGAGAGATATTGAAGGAAAACTCGGGGCAGTTACCGAGATCTTTCTCTCCGGTGTAAATACCACCGACTTTCCTGTTGAAGTTCACAACCCCCTTACCGAGGGTATAATTGTCTGTACTTGCGCCCATAATGAGCCTCCTTTAAAGTTCAATACCGTTATCGATATACTGTATTTCCAAAACCATCTTGATCCCTACAAGTTCAGGAACGTCATAGAGTCCCGGCCCCTTCGCTCTTAACTCGCGAACAGTAGAGCCTGGAGCAAGAACAGGATTGATGGTATAAGCACCTGTTAAGTTCTTTTCACAAAAAACAGTTCTTCGGACGAGAAGATACAAGTCCTTCACTGCCTTTGAATGCTTATCGTTTGTTGTTACAATTTCGAGTTCAACCTCAAGTCTCCTTGCGACCGGATACCCAAGAGAATCTCTCGATTTTCGAGCTGTAATCTCATCTAACTCTTCGTACATGTAAATGCTTGGAACCATGTCCTTGCTGATCGGATCATTGGAGTTCCACTTTAAAGCCTTGAGATTGAGATCATTTCGATCTCTCAAGAGCCTATCAAAAAGAGTCTGAAGTGCCACTTCTCTTACTATCATCTAAAGGCCCTCACAATGGCTTTCCCAACATCTTTCATGATCAGCGTTGCGCTGCGATTATTAACAACTTTGTCCAAGGTTCCACCAATTGCCTGAGTTGACCAGATTCTACCATTTCTCTGAACAGTCTTTTCTCTGGCAGTCGGCCATGGCTTATATCCTGGCTTACTTCCACGTTCAATCACTGGGGCATAAATCAAGTCATTTGAAATGTGGGTCGATATCGAAATCGGCGTCTCTGTGAAGCCATCTTCGTCCCATGCCTCTTTGAGATCCCCCTTATCCACTGGAGCAAGACCCTTTAACTTCCTGACAAAATCAGTAGAATGTCCAAGAATTGCCTGTCTCACCATAACATCCGACAGAATAAAACTTCTGGTGAGTTGATGAACAATTCTGTTGATATCCACTATCTTACTCCAACGGTCCACATTGTTTTCGATGGGTCCTGCTGATATCCAAATACTGAGTACTCGACACTCCCTATCAGGATCTTATCGTTCATGTCGATCTTAACTACTCTTGGATCAATGATAAGAAGCTGAACATCTTCGGGTTGAATCCGATCTCGAAACATCAACCCCCTAATGTCAACAGCAGTGAATTGAGACATGATAGCGTCTACCGTGAGATCGTTAAGGGATGGATCATCCATTCCATTATCGATGACATCTCGGAAGGTAACTTGTGTCTTGAGATCCCCAGCGACTTTAAAGGCCGTCTTTGCAGCCTTATATATGAGCGACTTCATTCCCATTAGTACCTCACCAACATTCGATTGTAGCTATTCGGACTGTTTGACACTAAGCCAGAAAGAATGTTCCAGACAACCAGTGGAATAGGATACTTCTTCACGCCTGACTTCTGAGCAACAACTTTGATCGGACCCACCTTAACTTCGGAGAGTCCGATCATGTCGTGAGGAGTCGTTGGGTCTTCTTCTATCGATGCGATTGCAATTTCAAAAACAGCATACTTGATCTGTTTCGGAATTTCATTAACCGAGAGAAGAAACCCATCTCTGTCGTAAGCGTCCAATCTTGGCCAAGCGAGTGCCTGAGAAACAGAAGCCTTCATCCCATTAAATCGAGCGTAAAATTCGAGGATGTTGGTGGCCGATATTAAAGCGACAGCTTCATCATCTACAGTATCCCATGATACAGAATGAACTCTTGAACTAAAATACTCTTGAGCTTCTGAAGTAGTCACATATGAGTTTGCGGTTGTTCCGCCCACTGTCGCATCAATTACCGGCATTGAGAACTCCTTATTCCAGGATTATATCCTTCTTGGAAGATTTCCTCTTAAGAACCGGGTCAGGCTGCTCTGCGATCATTTCGGCAGGAAGATCGAACTGCACAGGAAGAATCTCTTCAACAATCGTCTCTTCGACCGTCCACCCTGCTTTTTCCATAAGTTCAACCTGTGCGGAATCCGCATTGCAAACCTTGCCATTCTTATACATTTTGGGCATTTATCTATCTCCTTAAAAAGAAAACTAAGGGGGAGCTTTCACTCCCCCAAAGAGGACTTAGTTATTTGCCAGAAGCGTAACTCTGCGAGGATCGATACAGAATGCGCCAACCAGAACGTCGAAGGACATCGTGGTCGTCTTGTGAGTCATGTCGTATCCGGATACGAACCGGATGCTCACGCCATTCTCGGAGGCGATTGCGGAAACTTTGTCTCCGGGCTTATCGAGAGTAGGCATGGCCACGCCGAGGGACTGATGGTCGAAGATTGCACCCTGAACATTGATTGTCTTCCCGGCAGCAACAACCGTGACGGCAGCACCGTCAGGGATGATTTCTGCAATGGGATCAACCAGTGCAATGGCCGTGGAGGTCGCAACGGCTTCGGCAGCGACGATAAGGGGTCTTCGAACGTCGGCAATCATGATGCGGTCTCCGGCCTTGAAGGTGCCGGTACTTGCATCGATCTTGAGAACCTTGTCTCCAAGCTGGTTAGCATCACCGGTATTGTCTGTCGTTGACACGCCGCTGCCAGCTACGATCTGCTGATTTGCGAAGTTGATTGAGGAGAAGAAGTCGATGCCCATGGTCCTGCCCATATAGGCTTCCTTCAGGGTCATAAGACCGGCATCACCCCTTGTCTGTGACTGGTTGAACCATGTCTGTCCGAGAAGACTTGCTTCGAGATCGAGGTCCATCAAACAAAAGCGGCTGTCTCCGAGCTGCTGGATGATTGCAGCCTTACGAGCCTGTGCGATATCTGCGGCGCTCTCGAAGAGTTTTCCGGCACCTGTGGGGTTGTAAAGACCTGCGGCCTGAAGAGCCTTGGATGCGACGTACCTGTCGATGGACGCTGCGAGGGTCTTGCCTGCGGGTTTGAGCACTTCCTCGGAAAAAGAATTGAAGTCCAGAGCGAGCTGTCGAGTAGTAACTTCGACCGATACGTCGAAATGCTTCTCGATAGTCAGGGACCGAGTGCTGGACCTGATGGGCTGTATGGCGATAACATTGGTGTCCTGGAACTCTTTGGTCTGGTACACGGGATTCGTCTTGAATCTTACGGAATCGCCAATCTTGTAACCGTTGGGCCTGGAGTTGTACTCTGCGGTGAGGTCTTTAGCACAAAGTGCCTGAATAACAAGGGCATCTTCCATGTGGATGAGTGCTTCCCTTGCAATCATATCGGGATGTTCGAAATGGTTCATAATGAGGCTCCTTAAAAATTCGCCCCATCATGTGTCCGGGGCATTGAAAGTTAGTAAACATTAACTCTCTCAACCCCTGGTTGGAGGATACAACTGGTCTTCCCTGAAGACCGTCGAAGTTATTCTATTGTGCTTGTTACATTATCTTCTCAATGCTGTCAATAGCATAAGCAAAAAAAAGGGCAGATCAGAGTCCGGAGAAACTCTAACCTGCCCTTAACACATCCCCAGTTGGTAGCGAATCGCCCGGTGACGTGTACTTTTATCTTGAAGTGGCCTTCAAGTACTCTTCTCTGAGTTGCTTGTACAGGCCACTGTTTCCAGATACAGCCGCATCATTCATTCTTTTGTACAGGTCGTCACTTGCATTGCCAAAACCTGACGTTCTTGTGCTGCCGGTGGCACCGGTTCCGGTCGAAGAGGGAAAATAATGAGGACATTCGATTTTGAGCTGCTCCCCCCACAACTCAGGAGTGAGAAGCATTTTCCCGTCGGCGGTTTTCTTGAGATTCCCTTTTGAATCACGAGCTTCGATGTCAGTCATGTCAGAGTTGAGAGAGAAGGCTTCTCGTCCACGATTGATAATATCACGAATAACATTGGCGTCATTCGTACAGCCGGATTTCGTCGCCACTTCACGAAGGCGATCTTCCAGGATCTTGGACTTGAACTTGGTTTCAAAATCTTCGGCCTTTTTCTCGGTAGCCAATCGCTGTGCGCGTTCGGCTTCAAGCATGGCCTCATAGTCCGACTTGATCGTCTGCGTCTGAGTCTGGATGTACTCTTCAAGCTTGCCATCCTCAAGAAGCTTTTTTTTACGCTCATCACTGAGCATTCTCATTGCCTTTTTGGCTTCTTCGAGATCGATGCCCTCAATGCTCTTCAGGGTTTCATCAAGCTTCTCCTTGGTTGTTTTCTTCTCACCAAGAAGCTCATCGTTTTTTGCCTTGAGTGCGGCCACTTCAGTCGCAACCTTTTTAGCCGTTTCTTCCTCATGCTCCTTGATCAGTCTGTCTCTCAAGACCTGATCTTCTATCGCTTCAAACAAAGGCATTCTAATGTCTCCTTATTGGGTTGTTGGGACTCCACGTCCTATTGCTTTTTATCATAAAAGCCGGTTCCGGTTCTCTGCTTACCAGAATCAGCATTGTTTTTCTTGTACGATGAACTCGTTTTCTTTCTCTTTATATCTTTGTTTCCATCAGGCTTTTCGGTATCTGCATCATCATCTTCTGTGGCCTGCTCTCCGTTCTCTTTTTGATATCCAGACATGAACATATCCTGCTCCAATCTGGCCTTAATCTTCTCCTCGATTCTTTTAACTTCGGCACTAATATCAAGATCATCACTTAAAACCTGACCCTCTTTCAATACTTCAAGAAGGGTCTCAAGAGATAGGGCATCATTGATGAAGAGTTTGATGA